TCCATCATTTTGTCGCCACCAGCCAAGATCAGCCTGAACCAGCGTCAACTGGCCACGATCAGCCGAGACTGGAAACGATGGTGCCTGACCATGCCGGGTCACTAGCTGGACTTGTGGGGGACATGGCCCAGAAGGTACTTGGTGTCACTTTGATGCCATGGCAAATGCACGCTCTTGAAGGGATGCTTGCGGTTGACGCCGATAACAAGTTTGTGCATCGCTCGAGCCTTGTGTCGGTTGCGCGTCAAAACGGTAAAACCACAATCATCCAGGCGCTCATTCTGTTTTGGTTAGTTGAGATGCCAAAGATACGTGGCGGTAAACAGACCGTGGTTTCGGGCGCGCACAGACTTGACCTTGCATGTTTGTTGTTTGATGATCTCGCACCAATCCTTGAGGAGTATTACGGTGCCAAGATCGTCAAGTCGTACGGCCGTTATCAGGCCACAATGCCAGACGGCAGCAAGTGGTGGGTCAAAGCATTAAAGCCGAACCAAGGTCACGGCATGAGCATTGACCTAGTGATCGTGGACGAATTGTTTGACGTCAACCCCGACTCGGTTGAGGGCGGTCTGTTGCCGGCACAGCGCGCACGCAAAAATCCTTTGGCGTGTTTCTTCTCCACAGCTGGCACCGAAGAATCTGTGCTGTTCCAGCGGTGGCGTGAGGCAGGCATTCGAGCAATTGACAAAGGCGAACCGTCCACGATGTACATGGCGGAATGGTCGCCCGACCCAAGCCTTGACCCGCTGCATCCAGCGTCATGGGCGTGGGGTAATCCCGCACTCGGTCATACGTTGGACATGGACACAATTAGGCAAGAGTCAACCAACCCTGATCGTGCGTCGTTCTTGCGCGCATCCCTAAACCTTTGGGTGTCAGTCGTGCGCGGTTGGATTGAGCCAGGTCGTTGGCCGTCATTGGAATACACAGGGGACATCCCTAGCGGTGGCGTCGTGGCAATTGAGTCTTCGCTGGACGACTCCAGATACAGCGCGACCAGATGCGTTAACTTGTCGGACGGTCGGGTGCTTGTCACCGTTGCGTTTATTGCCGAGTCAATCACAGAGCTGTGGGACAACGTGCAAGAACTTGCTAAAGACCCGACGATTAGGTTTGCCTTGTCGCCGACCGTGGACGCAACCTGCCCACCGAACATTGAGCGCCGTCGAGTCGTCGTTGGCTATGCAGAACTTGGACGGTTTACACCGCTTGCCAAAAACATGATCGCCGAAGCGCGACTATTGCACACGGGAGAAAAACTGCTTGCCGAACATGTCCAGCGCGCCGTTGCTGTTCGCACCGACAACACGATCGTGCTATCAAGCAAACGATCACCTGGCCCGATTGAGTTAGCGCGCACAATGGTCTGGGGAATTGGCATGTGCGCGCGACCAGTTCACTCAGGTAAACCCATGCTCGTGGCCGTTAACCACTAACATTCTCGTCGGCGACCGCACGTTCTAGCCTTTTGTCGGAATCGGATTAGTCACGTGCGGTTGCCACCTATATGGCAGAGTGGTGTATATGGCGATCTTTAACAAAACCAAAAAAGCAGCAATAAGCCCAGCGCCAGCAAAGGCGGCTGCAGCTGGTGGCTTCGCACCTGGTTACTCGTCGTCAAATGTTGGCGTCAACATGATCGGCCAGTACTACACCTATCGAGAAGGTGAATTGAGGGCGGCGGCGGTGTCCATCCCTGCCTTGTCAAGGAGCCGAGACTTGCTGGCATCCGTAATTGGCTGCATGCCGTTGCGTATGTATAACGAAGTTTGGAACGAAGAAGAAGAAGAAATGGAGCGCAAATATATTGCGCCTAGGAGTTGGTTGCGTCGCCCAGACCCGACCGTTAACTACAACTTCCTAATGTCGTGGACGTTTGACGACCTGTATTTTTACGGGCGCGCATTCTGGTACATCACGTCGCGCACAGCTGACGGGTATCCAGCGTCCTTTACTCGACTCCCTGCCGGCAGCGTGACCACCACCGACATGTCTTCTGGAATGTGGTTTGCTCCGTCTTCGCAGGTGTATTTCCAAGGTGGAGAAATTGACCCTAAAAACCTCGTGCAATTCTTGTCGCCGACTCAAGGTCTTGTGTATTCATCGCAAGCCGCTATTGAAACTGCGCTCAAGATTCAAGAAGCCAGAGCGCGCAATGCATCTTCAAGCATTCCTGCTGGCGTACTAAAGCAGACTGGTGGTGAACCGCTAAGCGCGCAAGAACTTGCTGATCTTGCTGCAGCGTTTAACGCCGCGCGCGCAACCAATCAGACCGCCGCACTAAACGAATATCTGTCTTATGAGCCAACCACAATGTCACCAGACAAGATGCTTTTGATTGAGTCAGCGAACTACAGCGCATTGGAAACTGGTGGCCGTATTGGAAACGTACCGCCATACTTGCTCGGAATATCAACTGGGTCTTATGCCTATTCCAGTTCACAGAATGCACGTATGGACTTGTTGTTTTTCGGCATCAAAATGTACGCCGACGCAATTGCAGAAACATTGTCAATGAACAACATTCTTCCAAATGGAACCTTTGTTGCATTCGACTACGAGTCGTACATTGAGGAAAACTATTTAGCCGACACAATGGAAAACACACAAACAGTTATTGAAGATAACTCGCCAGAGGAGATGCCATCATGATCAAACTAATCGCAGGAGATTTCACGCTTGACGCCGCAATCGGCGAAGCACCAAAGCGCACGATCTCTGGAACCGCAGTTCCGTACAACGTGCCGGCAACAGTTTCGGATGGCACAGCTGTGATCTTTAAGCCAGGCTCATTGCCAGTCGAAGGCAAAGCGCCGCGCCTGTTTATGTACCACGATGCCAGCCAACCAGTAGGCGTTGTCACCGAGCGCGTGGACACCGAAGAAGGCATGATGTTCAGCGCCAAGATCAGCGCAACGACCCTAGGCAATGACGCTTTGGTCATGGCCTTGGACGGCACCATTGACCAAGTATCTGTGGGCGTAAATCCAACCAAGTTCTCGTATGACGAAGAAGGCACAATGATCATTGAGTCAGCCGACTGGATGGAATTGTCCCTTGTTCCGATCGGCGCATTTGGCGATGCCGCAAACATCACCAAGGTCGCTGCGAGTATCCACCAAGAGCCAGAAGAAGTAGTGTTAAATGAAGAAGTAGTCCCAGAACAGGAGATAGAACCCATGTCAGAAGTAACCGCACCAGCAGTTGAGGCAACAATCCCAACCGCCCCAATTTTTGCACAAGCTAAAAAAGAATTTGTATTGCCAAGCGCAGGCGAATACATGGCCGCTTACCACATTGGTGGCGACACGTTCAAGAACATAAACGCTGCAGTCGCTGAATACACAGCATCAAAGCGCACCGCATTGCAGGCAGCTGCAGGCGACGTGCTCACAACTGACACACCTGGTCTGTTGCCAGTTCCAGTACTTGGGCCATTGGTTCAAGACCTGAACTTCTTGCGTCCAGTAGTTGATGCTGTAGGCGCTCGCGCTTACCCAGACAACGGACAGTCGAAGACCTTTATCCGTCCAACAATTACCACGCACACGAGCGTTGCATCACAATCAGAACTTGGTTCAGCATCAGCAACAACCATGGTGATTGCATCCAACTCAATCAGCAAAACCACACTTGCTGGTCAAGTAACGCTGTCAGTTCAGGACATTGACTTCACTTCACCTGCAGCAATGCAATTGATCTTGAATGACCTCATGGGCGAATACATGATTGCTTCTGACAACTTGGCTGCAGACAACTTGCTCACCGCAGCAAACTCGTCAGGCGTTTGGGACGGCACCGTAGCCGACTTGCTGAAGTCTGTTTATGACTCAGCAGTTGACATTTCATCAAACCGAAACTGGACACCTACCCACATGTTCGTAAGCCCAGACGTATGGGGTCAACTTGGACAACTTGCCGACACAACTGGCCGTCCAGTATTCCCATTCATCGGCGCTGGCCTCACCGGTCAGAACGCACTTGGTGGCGGTCAGGCATCTTCATGGAACGGCAACCCACTCGGCTTGCAGTTGGTAGTTGACAGCAACTTCGCTGCCAAGACCATGATCATCACCCGTGTTGGTCAAGGTGCAGGCGATGCTTACGAGTTCTACGAATCAATCCGTGGCCTTATGAGCGTTGAACAGCCAGCAGTCTTGGGACGCAACATGTCATTCCATGGCTACGTGTCAACCTTTGCAGCAATCGGCGGAATGATTCGCAAGATCACCCAGGCCTAGTCGAGAGCGGAGCAACCGCTCATGGCTACATACACAGTTACTAACAAGTACCTGATTGACAACTTTGCCGTACTGCAACTCCTGACCCCCAGCGAGATTGCAGTCGGCAGTTCAATCACGGTTGCTGGAGTTGACGCAACATTCAACGGCACTTACTCGGTGCGCGCATTGCCACAGTATTTGTTTCTTGGTATTGATACGCAGGGCGACTTGCTGTACGACTATCAGGTGCCGATCGCTGATCAGGTGCTCTACGCCAAGACCGCAAGCGATGTTGAGCGTGTCGCAGCGTCTGGGACTGTTGCTAACGACCCTGTTTGCACTTGGGTGACTGCCGCGCAGGTCATGTCTTATCTTGGCATCACGATCACAAACCCATCAGATGACTACACGTTGCTCACGCAATCCGTGTCGGCTGGTAATCAGTTCTGTTATCGCAGGCGTCAGGAATCCTCGTACATCGACTCTTTAACGACCTCGCCAGGCGGTGACGCAACTTTGGGCACTTTGATGTATTGCGCCGCTCTGTGGCGCTCTAGAGGGTCAATAGAGGCAACCTACGCCACGTTTGACGGCATGGGATCGGCACCACAGCAAAGCCTGACCCCGATCGTCAAGCAGTTGCTTGGCATCCCACGTCCAGCGGTTGCCTAATGTCCTACACCGACCTATTTAACGAAGCAATTGATGATGTGACCGCAACGCTGACCGCGGTCTCTGGACTGCGTGTTGTAAACGACCCAACCAAACTTGCACCAAATTGCGTGTACCTTGACGCACCAAACTTCACCACGTTTGCTGGCAACGGCAACATTGTGCGCCTCGAGTTTCCAATCAAAGTCATTGGCTCTGGGCCTGCAGGTCTGCCGGTACTCCGCTCAATCTTGAGCATTGTTGCAAGTGTGCTTAATTCGTCAATCATCGTGATGGCTGGCCGTCCGTCAAGCCTTGAGATCGGTGGCGCGTTGTACCCGTGCTATGACCTTGATTGCGCTATCCAAGCCCAGACCGCATAATCCACTACTACCGAATACAAATCATCTACTATCAGATCAGAACTTAAGGAGCAAATATGCCAGCATCAACTTACCTCTCGAACCCAACAGTCAAGATTGGAACCGCAATCGGCACCATTGTTGACATCACCGATCAGGTCAGCGCAGCGACGTTGACTGTGACTGCAGAAGCTCTTGAAGACACCGCATTTGGTCAGACTTCACGCACCATGACTGCAGGCTTGTTCAGCAACTCATTGACCTTGACTGTGTACGCATCGTATGCAGCGTCAGAGTCGTACGCGGTTCTTGCACCGTTGCTTGGCACTAAGTGCACCGTCAAAGTAAATCCAAGTAGCGCTGCTGATTCGGCAACTAATCCAGGGTTTATTTTGACGGATACCTATTTTTCTAGCCTGCCTGTGATCAACGCGTCCTTGGGTGAGCTTAGTGTTTACGAGATCGAGCTCCAAGGGGGCACGTACTCGGTTGACACAACCGCATAATTAACGGCTCCAAGCCGACATAGGAGAACAATGAAAATCAAGTTGCAGTTAAAGCGCACCCCCGACAGCGCACCAGAGTATTACTACACAAACCTATTTGTGGTCACGGAATGGGAACGGCTTGAACGTCGCAACATTCAACAACTCTCCGCAAACCCGTTGTACTCGGATTACGCCTGCTGGATGCACACAATTCTCAAAATAAAAGGCGAGCAAGTTGGTGACAACTGGCGCGAATGGCTAAGCAAAAACCCTGACATCGACATTCTGCCGGTACTGGACGAGACAGACCCAAACCCTACGGACGCGGCACCTACCGCCGCCAACT